GGGATATTACAAAACAGATAGAAAGAATGGACCAGGCACTGCAGTGCCAGGGCGGAGCTCACGAGCTAGGAATTCACCAGGCTCCTGAGAACGCAGGCACGCTGCGGTCAGCGTGCCAGCATTGAACCGTAGAGGCTGGGCTTCGTAAGCCCACCCAGGTGCGGGTACATAGCCAGCCTTGCGTGGCACGTACCTCATCACCTGCGTCTCTGTCATGACTCTCGCTGTGGAGGTCGCCGCGCGGTGAAACCGCTTGACGCTCCTATATAGCCATGACAGGTCCTCGTCCGGTTCCTCCGACCGGTCCACCCCACCATTAACGGCCACCATCACCTCATTGGCCACGTGAGCCTCAGGTCGCCCTTCACCTAGTGGTGAGGGGCCTCCTTCGGCAACCATATCCGGCCCACGACGGCCAGACCGCCAGGCATCCTCTTTAAGGTCGTCCCACATCTCTTGTCTCACTCCCATTGGAGAAGAGGCGATTGTGAGGGCGCCGAGGAGCCGCCTTAAGCGGTCAGGCCGACCATGGGCGGCAGGCTGTGACCAGCCTGAGAGGACCAGGACCCTTGTGATGGTAGAATCATCGAGGGCCTGCTCTCCAGGCTTCAGCCAACGGTACTCTAGGTAGCCTTTCTGGACAAGGCCCTTGAGCACCTGCTCCGTGTCCCGGTGTGCCGTAGTAGAGGCCTCCTGCTGCTCCCACGTGAGCTGTGCATCTCGCACAGCTTCAGGCGTAGGGTTGTCACGCATGAAGGCCGCCACGTGCCTCTGCTGCTCCGTCATAACGAGAGCACGAGTGCGCGGCAAACCGAAGCCACCCAGCTGACGAGGAACAAACCAGTTCATCTCCGGTGGGAGCCTCTTCATGAAGGGGGCCCACGTCTGGAGGAAGACGGTCATGACTCGGTCAGCTGCTGCGCCTGTCGCTCCAGCGAGCAATGTCTGGGCCCAGTTCGGGGCCATAAGACAAAACTCACCAAAGGAGACATCGCGCGGCGGGGCCAGGACTTGGAGCGAATGGCTGGTGATGGCCCGCCAGGCGTAACGGGCCCGCGTTGGGTTCATACCCGGCGGCCAAAGCCCTGGTGGTAGGATCTCAAGTGCCTGTGACACAGCGGCGAGAAGCTCCAGACGAAACATCTTGGAGTTGATCTGCACGAAGTCACGAGACACGAAATTCTTACCCACCGAGGGACTGAGGCCACCATACGCGGTCCAATCACGCCAGGCGGAGATGGCCAACAGGCGAGCTTTAAAGGCTATGTCGTCACCATTCACCACGATGCCAGAGGCGCCGATCGGCCTCTTATCGGCACCCTCTACACTGCGCAGGCCACACACGGTGAGGGCCAAGTTGCAGATGCAGAGGATAGGGAATGATGTCGGTGAGCCCATGAGCTGGCCCCATCGCTGCGTTAGGCCTTCGGGGGTCTTGTGCCCCACGAGTCCGCGCCTCAAGAGCTCGCGCACCTCGTTGGTCGCGCGAAGCTGGTCACATATCACGTCCACCACAATCGAAGACAGCCTAGGATCGAGGTTGTCAGTGGCGGCAGTGTAGTCACCTGAGACGTAGTACTCGTCGACCTGCAGCATCCTTGCGCCGAGACTTCTGGTCAAGATGTCACCCGCGTCGTTGTCGGGTGTTTCCTTGGTCAGTCTGAACTCGGGCAGGCGCTGCAGGCCACGATGCATGGCCTTTTGCAGGACGGAAGAGATGAGGTAGGGTGTAGCGGACCCTGCCGATATCATGCGTACTTTAAAAGGTTCGGCAAGCGCGGTAGGAGTGACTACGATGTCACCCTTGACCGCGGACCGGAGCACGTAGGCGACCTCCTCAGGGAGGACGCCCGAAAGCTCAACAGTCTCGCCACCTTCACGCACAAATCGGCCGAGGACCGGGCAGGCAGCTGGCGGCAGCCAGGACTCCTCGCGATCTGCGGGAAGCCACTCAGGCCGTGCCACCTTATCTGTCTGCCTCAGGTCCAACGCCCTCTCTAGCTCAGAGCGCCACGAGCCGAAGCCTCCACCATCAGCGCGCTTCCAGCCCAAACGGGCCTTCGTAGAGGGCAGAGGGAGGGCCACCTCGGCGGACTCAAGGTCCATCTTGGTGACAATCTCCTCAACCACGCCCCGAAAGGCTCGAATGAACAGGTAGTCGGCCTTGGGTCCATAGCCAGGCTCGAGTGAGGGAGTCTCTGCCGCCACCCCAGTATCGGGGGTGGGGAGGACTGCGGGTCGCCTCTGGGGTGCAGGCCCTCCACGCACACGTCGTGCGGGATGCGGCAATGCACGCAGGGCGTCCTCGAGTTCCCTCTCACGGGCCTGTGCCAGGATCCTATCACGGTCACGCAAGACGATCGCCGCGGCCGCCTCGCCGAAGATGGAACGCTGCCACTTGGCAGTGCTTGACACCTTCATGGCGTGCGGAACCTCGGGCTGTCGCTTTTTCAGACCAGTGATGGCGTTGGCCAGCTCTAGACGCTTGAGGGCCAGTACCGGCTCCGCGTCTGCTCTCCTCCCACCTGCCATAATGTTCTCAAGCCACACGTAGGCAGAACCGCCGAGGAAGTGCGTATCGGCGAGTCCTGCCCGAAAGGCGGGAACACCACCCAAAATCTCAGACTCGGCAACGTGCCGGTCGAAGAGGAAATCGGGTGGAGGGGGGTAGGTGCGCGTCTCATCGAGGTAGCGCGCCTGGAGGAAAGCGGTCACGAACTTCATACGCTGCTCGTAGCGACCGGCCATAAAGTCAAGCCAGTACTTCTCGTAGCTGCGGGTGAGCCAGTGCCAGCCCACATGGGCAGTCACATCAAAGCCGTTCAGCTGGAGCCAGAGGGCGATGGAGGTGCAAGCCTCCTCCGCCTTCAGGGCCGCCTGCTTTGCGGTCTCTGTCACCGCCCTCCGGAGATCTCTCGCGGTGAGTCGCCCATTCGCACAGGGCGCCCACGACTTGCGATCGAAGACCTCGGAGGGTAGCTGGGCCGCCAGGCCGTCCGCGGCCACGCGCAGGCCCGTCTGCCAGGTCCCAGGGATAAGCTGCCACGAGTCGTCAAAACGACCCGCGGGCACAGAGCACAGGTGGCCTCCGGAAGGCCAAACCAGGCTCATGCTCACACCCTGCTTGCTGGACAGCAGGCCCGACGCGGCCACAGGGCCCGACGGGGTCATTACCAACAGCCCCTCCACGCATGCATCTGGCAACCACATCTGCCACTTTGCCACGCGTGAAGAAGCTGCGCAGTCCCTTACAACTGCTAGCACATTCGGCTGCGCCCCCTTCCAAAGGGCGCTGCCAGGCTGTGCCGGCCTGTTACCAATTGCAGTTGTGCCCCTAGTGGGCACGGGGCCAGCCTTAGCTAGACTGGCCCGCTGCTTTGCGGGATGCTCCTGAGGCGTGGAGCTCACCGCTGGCGACAGATATGTCACCCTGGGGTTCTTGCGACCACCGCTGTGCACTCGCACCCGTAAAGGGGCGTGCGGCGCACTGGCAGTGGCGGGGTCCGAGCCGTCTACGGTCGGCTCGTGCCCCCCCCTCACATGGCGCCTTTTATGCGTTGTGGTGGAAGGAACCTCTCAAAGTTTCCATCATCTGTGTTCTGGAAACGGGCGTGAGCTGGTTAGGCTCACTTAAACCCAAAATGGAACACCGCGCGTTGGGTACGCGCGTAACCAGTGAAGAGTGCCAGACTCCAGTCCCCAAACTGGACAAGCACCCTCCACATTCCTAACATATGCTTTTGTCTGTGTACCTCTGGGGGGAGGAACATACACGACAGGGTGTAGCACGAAAGTGCGACACCGCCACGGATGCAATCCATGGCGAAGGGGGAGGTCAGGCCTCGTAGGCCTGCCTCCCCGGGGGGGGAACTGACGTATCCCCCATTCACGCTGCCCGCGGACAACTTCCACGGATCGGTCATCGAGACCGGAGGGGCTAGTACAACGGCCCCACTGTGCACCAGGTGCGCAGATCCTTTACGCAGAGCGTGGGTGATTCAAAACCCAGTCAAA